TCACGGCGTCGCCTCCGCCGTGCGCAGCACGGCCTCGCCATGGATATCGGGGAACAGCAGGTCCGCCGCGCGGGCGTCCGCGAACGACGCGAACACGAGCAGCTCACGTCCGTCCGCCAGGGCGACGTTGCCCGGCCGGTGGCCGTGGCCGCAGCACGAGGCCAGCGTCCCGACGCCCTGGAGGGCGGCCACGAGCGGGGCGATGCAGGAGTCCACGTCGGCCTCCTTCCATCGCTCCGTGCCCGTCGCGGACAGGTCCGCCGGGACGCGGACCCGCACCTTCTCGGTCGTGCCCCACTCGCACATCGGCGTCAGCCCTCCGGCAGGTCGTAGCCGCGCGCCTGCGCGAGCAGCGCCAGGTCGTGCGGGGAGACGGTGCGGACACCGGCCGGGGCGAGACCGGCGGCGCGCTCGGCGCCCAGCTCGGCCTGGTCTTCGACGTGCCGCATCCCGGCCGGCCACACGAGGTAGACCTCGGGGCTGCCTTCGGCCTGTACGAGGGTGGCCATGTCGTCCTCCACTGTCGGGGGCTGGGGCTTGGGAACCGGCTTCGGGGCCGGGGTCGGCTTGCTGGGCTTCGCTTTCTCGGGCTTCGGCTTGCTGGGCTTCGCGGGACGCAGAGCCCAGCCGCCGTAGTCGGCGGCCAGCGCGACGTCGCGGTCACACGTCACCCCGTCCACGACGACGGTCCCGGCGAACTGCCGCAGGTGCGCGTCCGGGTGCAGGCGGTAGGCGCGGCGGCCGGTGGCCGGGTTGGGGAACGTCGACCACGCGCCGGCCTGCCAGAGGTAGCGGCCCACGCCGGCGGTCGACGCGGCGTCGATGACGCGCCAGCCGCCGTAGACGCCGCACGGATGCGGGGCGCAGGCACGGGCGAACGCGGCCAGGTACGCGAGCACCGTCCGCATCTCGGACGGCTGCGGGTCGAAGTCGACAGCGGCGTAGATCGCCGACGCCGCCGGGGCGCCGCATGCCTGCGCCTGCGACCGCGCCGCCGCACCGTCCGCCTTCCCCGCCGTCGCGCCGCCGAGCGGCCGCGAGGCGGACCGCTCGAACACGACGACGACGTCGACCCCGGCGGCGCGCAGCGCGGACGCCTCGGTCTTCGTGAGGTTCTTCCCGTTGCCCGGGGTGGAGACGTAGCGGCAGACGAACGCGTAGCCGGCGGCGCGGATCCCGGCCGGCGCGGGGCGCCCGTAGGCGTAGTCGAGTCCCTGGACGGTCACGCCACGCACCTCCCGGCGACGGTGAGCAGGCAGGACGGGGAGGGAGGCGTGGAACGCGGACGCGACGTCGGCGGGGGCGGGGGCGGCGGGCTGGTCGACGGGGCCGGCGAAGGGGTCTGCTGCGGGGCAGGGGTGCGGTCCGCGCGGGTCGTCGGCGACGCCGGCACCGGGACCACAGTCACGTTCACCGTCATGCCGCCCAGGTCGGGGTTCCCGCCGAGAGCACGGACCTGCTCACGGAGCCGCGCAACCTCGGCGAGCTGCGCCCGGCTGACCGCCGTCGCGGCCCGGATCGCCGCCGCCTGGTACAGCACCGCGACGCACAACGCGACGAGGGCCACGCAGAACAGCACCGCCGCGACGGGACGCCAGGTGCGGTCGAGGAGGCGGATCACCGCTGGTCCCTCCGGTCCAGCTCGCGGCGCTGCCGCTCCACCTCGGCGAGCAGGTCGGCGCGCTCGGCGCGGAGGTCGTTCACGAGCAGGGTCACGAGGTCGTCGCCTGCCTTCCTCGGTGTCGAGCGGCGCTTCTCCGCCACCGCCTCCCGGTCACGGCGGCGGGTCGCCGCGTAACCGAAAGCGGCCACGAGAACAGCGCTGCACGCGGCGATGAGCGCGACGACGATCGCGCCGGACCCGTCCGTGGCTGTGGCCACACACGTCCTCCCGTTAGGTCAAGCGCCGCGCGGTTCGGGCGCGGGCTGTTGCGAGGATCAGGACGAGGCGGTGAGGCTTCCCTCGTGCTTGTCGCACGCGAATGCTGGGTGCGTGTGCTCGCTCTCGTGGGCATCCGCAACAGCGCGCAGGCGCCGCGCCTCGGCCGTGAGACGCGCCATGGCTGTCTCCGCAAGCCGGAACGCTGTGCGCTCATCCTCTGTCGGGCCGCGCCCCTCCAGTCCGCACGTTTGGGCGAGCTGGTCGATGATCGCCTGCTGCGTGGCAGCGTCGCCCTGCCGAGCCGCAGCGGCGCTGGTCGCCGTCTTTGCCACGTCGCCGCAAGAGCGGCACGTCACGGCTACCTGCTTGGTGGCTACCGCGTCGCACGCCTTGGCGACAGAGCAGAGCCACCGACCCTCGCTATCGCGGCGGCCAGAGATCGGCCCGCCCTCTACGTTCGACTCCACATTCACCTCAGATGATCCGGTCTAGTGCGATGCTGAATGACGGCGTGGACTCGGCTACGACCGTGTCGAGGTTGCCGCCCGAGTCCTGCCGCGCCATCACCGTCAGGTAGTCACCAGCCGTCGCTATCTGGACGACTTCCGTGCCACCGAGGTCGACGCCCTGCGCGCCGCCCATGGTCACCTTCGCGTCGAGCCTGAAGTCGGTCGTGACGCCGCCGACCGCGACCGTGCGACGCACCCGCAGGAACCGGTTGCCTGTCGCGTTCGCGGCGAACTCGACGTGCGCCGTGACGCGGTACCAGCCCGCGACCGGCGCCACGATGCGGTCCGTGTTCGACGTGGTCGAGTGGGACCCAGCCGGGTCGTCGACGTCCTCGGTGTCAAACAGCAGCGCAGCGAACGCCCCGGAGGTCAACGTCTGCGCAACCGTCGCCCGCACCTTGCACAGCGGCTTGCGGGCCAGGAACTCCATGTTGTCCCGGACGCCCGCGTTCCAGACGGACGCGCCGGTCGGGTACCCGACCGTCCCCGTAACGGGCGTGGTGTACGTCACGTCGGCACCCCCACGCCTCTCAGTAGGCCCATGCGGCTGTCGACTCCTCGGAGCCGGCCGTCCACATCAGGTAGGTCTTCGTGTCGGCGGCCGACAGGGCGTAGGACGTCGACTCCCACATGCCGGGCCGGATCACGTCCCGGACGGACTCGACCAGCGCGACCTTCTCGCTCCGGGCACCGCCGCCCGGCTCGGTCCGCAGCACACGCACCCGGTGCCCTATGTCGAGCGCCAGCAGGACCGGGAGCAGAGCGGCCGGCCGGCGGCCGGGGTTCACGGTCAGCGTCTCGATCCGGCCGGTGAAGCCCTTGAACTGCGCCAGCAGCCAGTGGGCGTGCTGGTAGGTCTCGTCGTCGGTCTCGTTGAGCAGGTCGCCGCCGGGCGTGTAGGCCATCTCGCCGAGGTCGTCGATGCTGGCCTCGTCGCGGGCGGGCTGAACGACGCCGCCGACGCGGTTCACCTCGATGCTGTTGCGGACCTGCTGCTCGTCGTAGCCGAGGGTGAGGTCGGGGCTGTACGGCAGCTCGGACGGGTCGCTCAGGAAGTTGTCTCCGAACGTCGCCTGGACCGTGGTGTGGACCGCCTGCGTCAGCGGGGCGTAGCGGTCCCGGAACCGCACCGGCCCGTCCGCCGCCATGAACAGTGCGCCGGCCTCGGAGTCCTCGACCTGGTGGAGCGCGGACAGGGCAGTGGTCTTCAGCGTCTGCTTCGCCAGCGTCGACACCCCGGGGTCGACGTCGCGCAACGCCGCCGGCCAGCCCGCGTAGTCGAGCAGCCTGTTGACCCGGGTGCCGGACAGCTCGCCGGCGAAGCCGGTCAGGACCGCGTCCGCGTGCTGCGCGATCCTCGCCGCCGACAGCGGCGCCTGGTAGAGCCCGAGCGTGGCGACCTGGCCGTTGAGGTAGGCGCCGAAGTTCGTCGGCAGGACGACTGCGCCGATCTGCGACCCGTACGTGTCGGCCGTGTTTACGGTCGCTGCCGTGGAACCTGTCCCGGAGGCGACGAGACCACCGTCCACATACACCTTCCCGGACTTGCCGTCCGTTCCCAGCGTGGCGGCGACGTGATGCCACTGGCCGTCCGCGTAGCTCGGGTTACCCAGGGTCGTCGTCACGAGCGTGAAGCCGGAGTAGCCCTCGCCCCAGTAGAAGTAGAGCTGTCCGAGCGCGCCGAGGAGGAGGTAGAACTGGCGGCGGCCGAACCGGTCCCACTGTCCCCAGAGTGCCTGGTCGAAGCGGGTCTCGGACGTGCGGAACGCGCACTCGACCGTCACCCCGCCCGCGACGCTCAGCACCGGGCCGACGCCTGCGTCGCGGGGCTTCACGACGTAGCCGCCGTCGCTGATCGTCGTGAACGAGGTGAGAATGTGCGGGGTCAGGGTCAGGGTCGTGTGCTCGTCGTCGCCGGGGAGCGCGTTGTCGCCGAAGGCGAACGTTCCCGATGTCGGCCCCTTGCCGTAGACGACCGGCGCGGCCGGGTACGCGCCCGTCAGCTCGACGGCCGAGGTCGAGCCCTGCTGGTCGTCCAGCATGTACGCGGCGACCGGGCTGTCGAGCAGGTACTCGTGCTTGATCGAGGACAGCAGCCGCGCGCGTTCCAGCAGCTTGAAGCCGTCTGTCGCCGTGATCGTCACGTAGGCGTCGTTGGGTTGCTGCCAGCGCCTCGGCAGCCCGTCGATGTAGCCGTAGAACCGGACGTGGTCGACGCCGAGGTAGGTGTGAACCTCGCGGATGCGGCGGTTGGACTTGACGTGCGGGTAGTACGGGCTGGCCGTGTTCTCCGGGTCGAGCAGCCGGTCGACGTCGCCGACGACCCACGTCCGTTTCCCCGAGTCGAAGTGGTCGAGGCCGGACTGCCGGCCCCGGGTCCCGTCGCTCGAGCGGACCTCGCCGAGCTGGGTCCAGACCTCCGGGTCCGTGGGGGCGTTGAAGGACACCTCGACACGAACGGCGGGCATGGTCATGACCTCGCGGCTCCCCGCCCGAAGCTCGTCCGCTGGGCTGCCGGAAGGTGGGGGACGACGGCCTGCGCCGCCACCGCGCCGTCGAGGGTCAGCACGACCGTCAGCGTCGAGTTGCCGCCCACCCCGTCGAGGCGGTCGCTGAGCCGCGCCCGGGTCTCGGCGCGCTTCGCCTCCGCGGTCGGAGAGAGCGTCTGGAGCAGCGCGACGTACTCGCGCAGGGCATCGCGGGCGGCGGGAGCCGCAGTGACGATCCCCTTGAGGTTCGCCAGCAGCGCTCCGTTGTACTGCGCCGCAGTCCACGTCGTGCCGTTCGCGGCGGCCTGCGCCTTCTGCTCGTCGGTGAGCGCCTTGGCGTAGTTGGCGTAGGTCTCGGTCTGGGACACGTACGCCTCGCGCAGCGCCAGCTCGGCGGACCGCCGTTGCAGAGCGGCGCCTGCACCCGCGCGGTGGGCATCGGTGACGGCCTGGGCCGCGTCGCGGACCCCGCGGGAGGCATCACGCTCCGCCTTCTGCGCCTCGGTGAGCGCGGCGAGCGCCGTCTTGGCCTTGTCGGATGCCGGGCCGGTGCCGTTCACGACGTCGTTGGCGTTCTTCCCGGCGTCGGCCTCGGCCTGCTGGGCGTCTGTCTTGCGCTCCGTCGCCAGGGTGACCTCGAGCTGCGCGCGCTGGAGGGCTCGCTGGGCCGCGACCTCCTCGGCGGAGCCGGTGCCGAACTGTGCCCGGGCCTGGTTGTAGTCGTTGAGGGCGTCCGCGACGCGCTGGCGGGCGTCCGCTAGGTCGAGGCTCGCGCCTTGCGCGGACAGGGTCGCGTCGTAGAGCTCTCGCTGGGCCGCGGCGGCTTCGCGGCTGCTGGCGCCGAAGCCCTTGACGATCCGGTCGTACTCCTGCTGCTTCTGCGCGGTCGCGCGCGTCGCCTGTCCGAGCCGGGCGCGGGAGTCGGTGAGCCGCTCCTCGGCGTCGCGGAGCGCGCGGGTCCGCTGCTCGCCCTGAAGGCTCAGGTCGTTGACGGCCTGCTGCGCCTGCTGGACGGACAGACCGGACCGTTCCAGCGTCAGGTGCGCGCGGGAGTGGGCCAGTGTGGCGTTCGCGGCGGCGAGCGACTTGGTCGCCTGGTCGTCGAGGGTCGCCGCCAGGGCGGCCTCGTTCTCCTGCTCGTACCGGGCCGCGTCGGCGGCTGCCGCCTGTGCGTCGGCGAGCGCGGCGGACTTCTTCGCGGCTTCGTCGGACTCGTGGCCCAGCGCCATGAGCGGTCCGGCGAACGGCACCGCGAGAGAGACCGCTGCGGAGAACACCTTGCCGAGCCCGCCGACATGGCTTGCCAGGCGGTCCGCCACCTCGACGACCTTGACGAGCCCTCGGGTGAAGTCGAGGACGGCGGGCGTCGCCACCTTGCCGACCTCGACGCTGAGTCCCGAGAACGACGCGTGGAGCTCGCGCGTGGCGAGCTGGTACTGCTTTGCCAGCGCCGTGTCGTCGCCGCTGAAGATGTGGTTCGTCGCCTCCGCCTCGTGGGCGAACTCCCGGAGCTGCTCGTTGGAGGATGCGAGGTACTTGGCTGCCTCCTGGCCGCCCCGGCCGAACGCTGCCTGCACGATCGCGGCACGGCGCGCGGGGTCCTCGGTCCCTTTGTACGCGTCGGCGAGGTTGTGCAGCGTGCCGATCGTGTCTACCTGGCCGTCCTTCGTCTTTGCAACGGCGATGCCAAGGCCAGTGATCTTCTCGGGCGTGGTCCCCAAGGTCTTGTTGAGCCGGAACAGGGCGGTCGTGCCGGTGTCCGCGTCGATGCCCAGTTCCTTGAACTGGAACGCAAGGATCGACGAGTCCTTGGCGGACGCGAGGGTCACGCGCTGGTACGCCCGCACCTCCGACGCAGCCGCGACGTACGTGCTGATGCCCTCGCCGATCACCTTCGAGGCGAGGCCGATCGCGGCGCTGGCGGCAGCGGCCGGGGCTGCCGTGGATCGCAGGCTGCCGGCGAGCTGCTCGGCCTTCGGGCCGAGCAGTCCGATCATCTGATTCGTCCGACCGGACTGCGCCCCAAGCGCCGCCAGAGCCGCCTCTGCCTTGGCTGCCTCCCGCTGTGCGATGCCGAGCTTCGCCGCCGTCTGCTCCGCGTTCTTCGCGTTGGGCTTGGTGTCGACCTGGCGCTGAAGATCGCGGACCTCCGCCTTCGCCAGCGTCGCCCGGTCCGCGATCTTCTCGGCCTTCGTCGAGAACTCGTCCATCCCCTTGCCGTCGAGCTTCGACTCGATGATGTAGAGGAGCCGTTCCATGGTGAGACCCACGTCGACCGACCCCTCCCTACTTCACTCGATGCTGTCGATTGCTTCTGACAGAAGCCGCAGGTCGCGGAACGTCTGACGACGGGTTACGTCCGGGGCCCATCCGAACCGCTCGGCGCACCAGCAGACCCACTCGTCGCCGGTCCGCCCTCCCCTTTTGGGATGCCGTCCGCGAACATGTCCGGCAGGTCGTCGTCCTCGACATAGCCGAACACCCTGTTGATCGTGCGGATGGTCAGGTTCGACACCTCCGCCTGTGCCTCGGCGTCCGACCGGCCCAGGCGCACCAAGAAGGTCGCCAGCATCGCCGCCGCCACCGGCATCGAGCGGAACGGGTTGAGCTGCCCCCACCCGCTCGACTCAACGCCCGCCGCGCGCACGGCAGCCTCGATCGCCGTGGCCTCCGCGACGGTCAGGTCGTCCGCGCTGTGCACAATTCCGTCGACCTTCACCGTGAACGGCACGGCTAGCCGACCTTCTGGATGACGTCCGCAGCGTCCCAGGAGCACGCGACGCTGACGCCCGTGCCGGTGCCGCCGTCGACCTCGTAGTCGGCGTTGATCATGCCGAAAAAGTACTGCCCCGGCGTGTTGCGGTTCGGGTACAGGTACCACTTCCGCCCGGCCCCGTCGACCGCCGCGGTGTAGGTCTGCGCCGTGGCGTCGTCGTAGTGCCCGGAGAAGTCACCAGTGGCGTCGGGCAGGCCCTGCGTCCGGACCTTGTTCTTGTCGCCCATCGCCGTCTGGTCGTAGCGGTCGGTCTTGAAGCTGATCTTCCACTTCGCCATGAACGGCAGCGGGGACGCCTGTCCGCCTCCCGCCACGTCGAAGTACACCTGACCCTTGTCGCCTGCGATCCGTCCCATGGTGCTCTCCTCCGGTCAGGCCGCTTTGGCCGTGTCGAGCCGGCGCAGAAGGCGCGCGGCGGCGTGCTTGAACGTGCGGTCCTTGACAGCAGCCCGGGCGCAGGCGGCAGCCGCCTCGCGTCGCGCGTCGTCGGCCAGCCACCAGCGCAGCAGGTCGCTGAGCTCCTCCGGGGAGGAGAACGAGGGCAGCATCGGCAGCACCTCGTCCGACTCGGGCCTCGGGTCCCGAAGGAAGAATGCGCCGCACGCGGCGAGCTCCACCTCGCGCGGCCCCATCGCCACACCGGCCGACAGGTCGGGACGGTTCGCCTCGCGGCGGTACAGGTTCGCCGACACGCGGCACGACCGGTACAGGTCGGCCGTGTCGGTGTTGTCCATGCAGTCGCCGACAGGGTGCGCCAGGTGGTCGCGCAGCGGCGAGCCTTCGGCGAGGCCCTGCCAGTTCCCGCCGAGCAGCACCCGCAGGCCGCTCAGGTCGACGCGCTCCAGGAACTCCACGCGCGACGGGTAGCCGGTCCCGACGAACCCGAAGTCGACCTCCCGGGACCGGCCGTCCGGGTGATGCACGGACGGCCGGTAGGAGTGCGGCTGGTAGTAGGTGCCCGCAGGGAACGCGGAGAGGTTCGTCGGGTCGTTGACGATGTTCAGGTCCGCGTGCAGCGCCCGGTCCGCCTGCTCGTCGTCCTGGTACGGGGACTCGGTGTGCAGGACGACGACCTTCACACCGCGCGCGCGGATCAGGTCGAGCAGATCGTTCGGCGTGTAGAAGGCCGACACGACGACCAGCACGTCGGGCGCCATCTGGAAGCAGTGGGACAGCAGCCCGTTGACGGCGAGCCGCTGCGCCGAGTCCTGATCGAGCATGGGCATGTACCGGCGCCCGCGCTTCTGCATCGCCGACCCGTAGAACGTCAGGCGGTCAGCGAGGTTGAACACGCCGACCTTGGCGCCGCACTCACGCAGGCCCTCGACCCACCCCTCTGCGACGTCCGAGACGGAGAAACTGGGACCCGGCTGGGCGAGGAGGACGCGCACTACCGGAGGCTCCGCGCGACGTGCGCCGCCGCCGCCGCAGCCCCGGCACGCTTGCCGACCGCGACCCCTTCGGCGATGCCCTTGCCGAACGGGTGCTTGCCCTTCGTGCCCGGGTGCGCCACCGAGGCGACGGCCCTGCCGCCGAAGCTGAGCGCGGAGCCGCGCTTCGGGACGATCCGGTGCGGCCGGTTGTCGAACTCGATCAGGTGCAGAGGCCCCTTGGCGGCGATCGCTCCCCGAGGTGACGGGCGCGCCGAGTACAGGACCCGGACACCGACCGCAGCGCCGTCCGTCCCGACCCCGCGCAGCCGACCCGAGGTGACGACCGTTGCGACCGACCGCTTCGCCGCCGCGCCGATGACCGCCGTGGCCTCCTTGACAGCCGCGGCGTCGGCGCCCTTCACGGCACGGGTCACCTGCTTGGCGATCATCGGCAGGTCGGCCACTGTGCGCATCAGCGCTCTACCCATGCGTACACGTCGCCGCGCGTCTCGTTGGCGGTGATGTAGCCGGACCCGTCGCCCGTGTTCAGCCAGCGGTCGAGGTCTGCCGGGCTGACGTTGGCGTAGAACTCGCCGTCGCGCACCGGCCCCCCATCGGTCGCCGAGTGCGGAGGCCGCGGGTCACACGCCGCCGTGACGATTACGAGCCCTCCCCTACGGACGAGCCGCAGGAGGTTCTTCACGATCGCCTCCGCGTCGGGCGTGTGCTCCAGCACCTCGCAACACACCACCGCGTCCGCCTTGCGGGGCAGCCGCACTGTCGCCCCGTCCGCGACAAGATCGACGCCAGGGCCGTCCGTCATGTCGATGCCGAGGTACTCGCAGTCGCCGAACAGGTCACGGACGACGCCGTTCACATCGCGAGAGCCGACCTCCACGACACGACCGAACGTCCGCCCCGCGACTGCATCCGCGACGAACGCGCGGGCCTCAGCGTGCATCGTCAGTCCGCCACTTCGGCGCGTCGGGGTACGAGGCGTGGAACTCCGCGTCAGTGCGGAGCCAGACGCCGTCCTCGCCCGGAACCCAGCCGGTCCAGCCCAGGCTGTCCGGGTGCGTCGGCATCCAGTGCGTTCCGTCTGGCGCGACGTAGACCGACCTTGGCATCAGAAGTCCTCCCTGGGCATCGCCACGTCGCAGGACGCGACGAGAGCCTTCAAGTCCTCGCGGTACTCGGGGCCGCGCCAGACCTGCCGGCCGAAGCGCGCACCGAACAGCTCGTCGATGGCGGGCATGGCGCGGTCGATCAGGTCCGCCGCCCCGGCAGGATCGTTAGCCGCGTGCGCGTACACACGCACGGTGACGATCCAGTCCAGCGGCGCCATGCCGCCCGTCGCCACGGTCACGACCGCCTTGCCCGCCTCGGGCCAGCTCACCGGGCCGTCGTGCGGCTTGACCTCGCTGACGCTCTCGGCCGCCGAGACGCCGTCAGGGGCCAGCAGGGCGAACAGCTCGGCCTTCGCGTCCTGGATGGACAGCAGCAACATCAACCCACCTGCGAGACGCGTACGGGCAGCATGGCCTCTACGTCCGGGTCCAGGCCGGCGGCTTGAGCGGGGAGCCGAGCGGCGGCGTCTGCGGGACCGTAGGTCTCCGAGCCGAGGCCGTACGGCTCCATGAACCACCGCCGGACCTGCTCCTTGACGGCCCACGCGAGGTCCGGGTCCCCGGTGTACCCGGCGGTGTAGACGACGCGAACCGTGGACCCGTAGGGCCAGGACCCGTCCGGTGTCACGAGCCCGCCGCCGAGGTTCGCCGTGTACGTGTCGTTCGCCGGCGCAGCGGTCGGGTCGGCCAGCGCATACGCGCGCGGCACCCCGCCGGAGTACGCCGTCACGGAGACGATCGCCACCACCGGGTAGTGCGACAAGATGATGACGCTCCGCGGGGAGTACACGTCCTGCGTGTACTCCTTGGTCTCGGAGTAGCCGCGGCGTTCCAGCATCTTCGTGACCGCGTCGATCGCCTGCTGGAGCGCGGCGTCGTTCGGCGTCTCCGTCGCCGTCATCAGCAGGTGCGCCTTGACCTCGCCCAGCGTCACGATCCCCAGGGCGGTCGCTGGGGTGCTCACGGCGCCGTCCGGGTCAGCATGATCGCCGAGACCGAGCCCCGGTAGCTCGTGGACGTGGCGTTCTTCGTCGCCACCGTCAGCGTCACCCGGTGCGTCCCGCCCGTCGCCACGGCGATGCCGGTGACCTGGCCCCGCACGGCGGACAGCACCGCGTTGTAGCCGTCCACCGTGCCGACCGTCACCCCGTCCACCGCCACGGTGTAGATGCCGCGGTTCGTCCCGGCGAGGTGCAGCAGGTCGAGCGTCCACGTCCCCGCGCCGATGGGCAGGTCGTAGGAGATGGTGTCGTTGACCGTCGGCCCGCCCTGCGTGTCCATCGACATGTTCAGGTAGGCGGTCGCGGACAGGCCCACGATCCCGGGCCAGTTCGTGTTCGCGTCCGGCGTCGCGCCCGCGTGCACCTCGACATGGCCCGGCATGCTCGACACCCACGTCCCGGGCGTGCCGGCGACGGTGCAGGTGAACCGCTCCCCGCCGGGCGCCGTCATGGTGTCGCCCACGGACCAGGTGCCCGTCGTCGGGGCCTTGGCGAGACCGGAGAACGCGCGCCGGCCCCGGTTCACCGTGCCGGTCGCGTCGGTGCCGCCCGCGTCGCTGAACCAGGCCGTGCCCCACGACTGCGGGCTGTTGCCCTCCCACGTCGGGTAGGCGCAGTTGACGTTCTCCCAGGCGTACTTGTGCGACGTGCCGACGATGTGGAGGCCGGTGAGGACCGGGCCGTCGCCGTCCTTCGTCTTCACCGCCGCGTACGTGTTCGCCGCGCTCTGGCTGTTGTCCCGCAGCTCCATCGGCCCGATCACGGCGCCGGTGCACAGCTCCGCGTAGACGCCGTGCTGGCCGTTGAGGACGGCGCTGCCCGTGACGACCGGTGCGGCGGTGTTGTAGGCGTAGACGCCGCAGGCGGTGTTCGCCCTGCTGCGGACGTTGACGGTGTGCGTGAAGGGGGCCAGCGCGCCGGAGCGGTTGACGAACACGCCGTGGCTCTGCGACTCCGACACGTCAGCGTCGACCGTGACCGGCCCGCCGCTGTCGATCAGCAGCACCCCGACGATCGGGTACGCGCCGACGTTCGTCTTCCCGCATCGGCGGCCCGTCGCCCGGACCTTGCCCTGCGTGTTGACCCCGGCCGCGTAGCCCCAGCCGTACGTCCAGTCGTTGTTCCCGCAGTCGAGGACGACGACGTCGTCGTCCAGCTCGCAGATCGTCAGGGACGCGTGGGTCTCGGTGGAGAACCCGCCCGCGCCGCACCCGGACGCCACGACCGCGCGGCGGCGGACGGTCTGCGGGCCGAACGTGTTCGCCGAGTTCTGGGACAGCGCCGAGCCGAACCGGCCGCAGCCCGCGTACCGGGTGCCCGACTCGTAGAAGTGCTTGATGCCGCCGAACGCGAACAGCCCGTCGCGCTCGCAGTCCTCGAACGTGCAGTCCCGCAGAACGACCGTGTCCGTCTGCCCGTCCCCGGCCGAGGCGAACAGGCCGTCGAAGCCGGAGAAGTGCCCGGCGGCGAAGCCCGGCACACCGGCGCCCTTGAAGCGGACCCGGGACGCCTCGAAGCGGTTGAGCCCCGAGATGCGCACACAGGACGCGGCGAGCGCCGCGCCGTCCACGGTCAGGTGCTCCAGGACGACGTTCGCGCCCGCGCCGTTGAGGTTCAGCACCTGCACCGCAGCGGAGCGGGTCAGGGTCGTGACCCCGATGCCCCGGCCGCGGATCGTCACATGCTTGCTGGCCGTCGAGGTCGTCGGCGTGGTGGCGGTGCTGAATGTCCCAGCGCCGACCTCGATCACGCCGCCGGTCGCGGGCAGCGCCGCGTAGGCGGCGGCGATGGTGGCCTTCGCGGTCGAGAAGTTGGCGCCGGACGCTGCGTCGGAGCCGGTCGCGGAAACGTGCAGGACGGCGGTCGTGCCCGCCTCGTACGTCGCGGCTGCCGTTGTGGTCGCGAGCTTCGTCCCGATCGATGCCGTCAGCGTCGCGGCCAGGTTCGGGTCGTTGCCCATCGCGGCCGCGATCTCGCCGAGCGTGTCCAACGTGGTGGGCGAGGCGTTGACGAGAGCGGCGAGCGCGTTCGCCAGCTCGCTGTCACGCGTCACCGTGGACGGGATCAGAGCGTCCGGGACGTGCCCTGACCCGTCGAGGCCCGCGTAGCCGCTCGGCGCGTCGCGCTGCGTCAGCGGCACGTACCTGCCAGCCGCGTCCGCGCGATCACCGTGAGGGTCCGGGGCGGCGACGTGGGCGCCCAGCGCAGCCGTCGCGCCCGAGTCGCCCGCGACCCGGGCGTTCACCTCGGCCGCGAGCGCCGCCGCAACTTCGGAGGCGTCCGTCGCCGCGAAGATCGCGTACGGCTCGGTCTTCCCCGGCGCCAGCTCGTAGAGGGTGTCAACGGCGGCGTAGAGGCCCGCGACCTGCGACTCGCTGTTCACGACCGCGACCCCGCCCGCGAGCGCGTCGCCGTCCGCCGTGTACGCCACGTCCGCGACAGCCGTCATGGCCTCGTCGGTGAAGTACACGCACTCCAGCGTCGCCGTCGAGGTGACGGGGGAGTTGTAGTACGGCTGGCGGGCGAACACGTCGTGCGACGGGAAGAAGTACGCGCGGGTCATCGCTCACCGCCTTCCGCTCTGGAGTTGTGGGGGGCCGCTGGGACGGGCCATGGTCGAGGTGGACCCGTCCCAGCGGACGTGCGTGCTTGCTACTTCTTGCGGGCGGTCCGGCGCCGCGGGGACGCGGACTTCGCCGCTTCCTGCGCGGCCACCGGGTCCGGCTTCGCGGGCTCCGGAGCCGGTTCGGCCCCGGTCAGCGCCGCGATCACCTCGCCCGCGGGCTGGTTCTCCACCAGCGCGCGGCGCGCGGCCTCGGTCTCCCGCTCCTGCTGCCCCGCGTCGGTCACCGGACCGGGCACGATCGGCCCCGGCCCCTCCGCGTGGACGGACGGCGAGACGACGAGCGGACCATGCGGGTCGGCGAGACCGGCGTTCGTCGGCGGCAGGAACGCGTCCGACTCCGGCCCGCCCGCGTCCGAGACCACCGCGGCGTCCTTCGACTCCGGCCCCCGCACGACGGCGGGAACCTCCTCGTACGTCGCCATCACGCGGCGACCTTGATGTTGCGGTACACGGCCGCGGCCTTCGTCGCCTTGAGCACGACGGCGACCGGCCCCATCTCGACCTCGCCGGTCTTCACCGCGCCGGCCGTCGAGAAGTCCGGGAGCCACGTCTGGACGAGCGGCGAACCCGCCATCGAGACGCCGTGGAAGCCGTCGAGCCCGAACCGCACCGCGTACAGGTCGGTGGTGCCGGTGTAGTTCGTGGTCGTCGCGGACTCGGTGACCGTCACGGACGGCGTGGTGCCGCCGGTCAGGTCGTTGTCGGTCAGCGCCAGCGTGACCACCGTGTCCTGCAGGGCGCCGAGGAACGTGACGGTCTTCGTCGAGGTCCCGGTGACCGTCACGCCGCCGGCCGGGACGTTCGACAGGGCGATGAGCGCCGCCTGCACGGTCGCCGCGTCGGCGTTGTAGGCGAGGGCCGTGGTCTCCTGCGCGTCGCCGTCGAACGTCACCGTGAGGCTGAACGTGCCGCCGGCCGGCGAGCCGGTCACGGACATCGTGTAGACGGTCGAGTCCGGGTCGACGGTGCGGACGGGGATGATCTGCGCGGACGAGCCGGCGACCTCGCCCGGGTCGATGAGGGTGATGTTCCCGTACTTCACGGTCTGCATCCCGAACTCGTTGGAGTCGCGGGTGATCAGTTCGGCGTACGACGCGATCATGCGGAACCAGGCGAGCGCCGACTTGTTGCCGAAGATCGCGTCCGGCTGCCCGTCCATGAGGCCCAGCCACTCGTCGATCGCCTGGATCGCAGCCAGGGCGTCGGCCTTCGTGTCGATCGCCGTCCAGTCGGTGATCGCGTCGGCGCGATACTCGGTCGCGGTGCCGCGCAGCGCCTTGTTCAGGCCGTCGAAGCCGTTGGAGTCGACGTCGGTGTCGCCGTTGATCGCGGCGTCCTGGAACTTCGTGACCGTCGCCTTGATCTTCTCGCGGAGCTGGAACCCGACCTCCGCGTTGCGGGCGCCGATGTTGGCGAGCACGCGGTCGATCTGGAACGACCCGCCGAGCGGCTTCAGGTCGACGGTGTAGCGCTGCTTCGTGACCTCGCCGGGCGTGTACTCGGCGTTGATCGCGCGGAACGCCGCGGTGCCCTGCGTGATCTGGCGCTGGTAGCCGTAGGTGAGGGTCGCGCCACCGCCGGCCGGGTTGACGACGTCGTCGAACGTCAGCGCGTCGAGGATGGCGGACTTCTTGCGGAACTCGTCGATCACCGTCACGTCGACGTCGTCCGTCGCGTTGAGCTTCGCCTGGGCGAGGGTCACGGGCATGGCCGTACTCCTTCAGTCTTCGAGGTGGCCCGTGACGTACGTCGTCAGCGGGACGTGTAGTGCGCGCCGACCGCGTCCTCGATGGACGTGGCGCGCTTGGTGTCCTTGTCGCGGGCGCCCTGGTCGGCGCCACCCTTGAACTTCTTGCCGTCGTCGGCGGCGAGGTAGGGCTTGTCCTTCAGCAGGGCGTCGATCGCGTCCTTGATCGCCTTGTCGTCGACGTTGCCGTCGTCGTCCACCTCGAACTCGGTGAGGTCGAGGAGCCGGACGGCGTCGTTCGGGTCGGCGAGCTTCGTGCCCGCCGCCGCCTTCACCTCAGCGGTGAGGATGCGCCGGTTCGCCTTGTCGGTCGCCTCCTTGGTCGCCGCCTCGGAGGCTTCCTTGCGCGCCGCCTCGACGGCCTTCTCGTTCTCCGACTTCGAGTCGCCGCGCAGCTTCTCCAGCTCGGCGCGGTGCGCGTCGCGTTCCCGGGCGGCGTCCTTCGCTGCCCTCTCGGCCTTCGCCGCGCGGGCGCGCTCCTCACGGAGCGCCTTCTTGCCCGCGTCGGACAGGTCCGCGTCGAGGTCGGGCTTGTCGTCCGGCCTGTCGTCGTCGGACTTGTCGTCCGGCTTGTCGTCGTCGCCTTCCATCCGGAGGGCGCCGAACTGCGCCCGGTGGAACGCGAGCACCGCGTCGAAGTCGTAGGGGTGGATCAGGACAGGTCGCATCGCGCGACTCCTTCGGGTGAGCCCGGCATCGCGCCGGGACGTACGGACCCGCGCGCATCGCGCGTCGCGGGCTGGCGTGTTCTACGCGGCCGGGGCAGGGACCGCGTTCGCCGTCGCGGCGATCGGGTACCCGACGACCGCCAACGCGGCGTTGAGCGTCATGCCGTCCTCGGCGACGAGCCGACGGGCAAGGGCCATGCGCGCCTCGACGTCGGCCGTCGCGGCCGTCGCCAGCGCCTCGGAGCGGCGGGTCCTGATCTCCTGCCGCTGCTGCGGCGACATGCCCACCTTCTCCTGCGCGAACTCGACGTCGTAGACGCCGATCGGCACGAGCTTCGCGGCGGCGTCGGCGACCTGCGCAACGGTCGGCGTCGCCGCGTCGCGCCAGACCGTCTCCATCGCGTGGAACTCCTTGGGCAGGTCGGCGACGGCGACACCGCGACGCACCGCTTCCGCGAGTCGCATCACGTCCTCGTGCGACCCGCCGAACGCCCTCTGCATCCGCTCCGCACGCTTCACCTTGCCGGTCTCGGACGACTTGATCGCCTCAGCCGACGCCGGGTTGTCGGTCGTGATCCCAACCTCGTGCGGGGCCATGGCGCCCATCGCCGCGAGGAAGGCGACGAGCATCCGGATCGCGCCGACGAAGTTGGCCAAGTCAGCCGGGGCGAGCTGGCCGAACTGGACATCCTTGCCGCCGAGCATCGTCCGGCCCTTCGACAGGGCGTCGATGTACTGCGTGACCTCGGCGCGCAGCCGCTCCTTCTCAGCCGGGTCGGTGGTCAGCAACAGGCCGGTGATGTACCGCTTCGGCAGCGCGTGGAACTCCGACGAGACCATCAGGTCCGTCGCGAGCTTGTTGATCGCGTCCGCCAGAGGCAGAAGGCTCTCCAGCTCGCTTCGCCCGTCCGGTCGGCGGGTCCGCTTCCGATGCCGGAACGGCACCATGGGCGGCACACCGAGCGGATTGGCCACCTCGCCGTACTGCTTCCAGCCCCCGACTGCCGACGTGTAGTCGCCAGACGGATCGGTGTAGGTGTTCCCGATGGCCTTCGCGCGCAGCCGTACCAGCCGGTCCGGCAGGTACAGGGTGGCGAACGAGTCCTCTCCGTCGCTCCACCGCTTCAACGCGGCCCGGACCGCACGGGTCGCCGGGTCGAAATCGAACGCCACCTGATGCGGGGTCTCCGTGGCGATAACCGGCTCAGTATCGTCGTCCGGATCAGCCCACACGCTGACCGCCGTGTAGCCGTACAGCATCGCCTCGGTGTGCGTGACGGACGATTCCTCGTCCCGGCCGTTCCGCTGCCATATCTGCCACAGCGGCTCGCTCGCCTCAGTGGCGCCACCGAGGCGGAAGCCCTCCACGTCAAGGCGCTGCTCCAGCGAATCGAGCGCGTGCGCGGGCCAGTTGAGCACAAGGTCCGTCAACCGGTCGCCGACCAGCTCCTTGACCTCGTCGGCAAGCAGCGCGACAGCCTGCTTGCCCTCGTAGTAGTCGTCGAGACGCTTCAGCGCCGCCCGGTTCCCGTCCAGCTTGGCGGACAGCCTGGCGAGGAGGTCGGTCATATCGCGAACGCCCACCCTCCTGCTGCCGGTGCTGTCAGATGTCCGTGCAGGGCGAGCGCGGCGGCGTCGAGCGGGCTGATGTCCGCGGCACCCTTGCGGTCCAACATGCGCGTGTCGCCGTGCGCCCTCCACCGCGCCGCCCGCACCGCCGTGTTCAGCGCCGCGTCGTTGCCATGCCGCACGCGGCCGGCCATGACCTCGTCGTCCATCCGGGTGTGCGCGAGCGCCTGCTCACCCTGCGACGGCTCCACCGCGTCCGGGATCAGCCCGCGGGCCGTGGTCGACGCGATCACCGCACCGCCCCAGCGGCGCCGCAGCTCCTCAGCCCGCTCCGTGACCCACGCCGTACCCGGCCGGTAGCCGTCGTCCACGAGCTGGACCTGGATCTTCCCATCGTCGCGGTGCCACGCGACCGCCACCGCCGCCCAGGACCTGTCTGGCGCCACCGCGACCCCGAACGCCACGGCCGTACCGCGCTCGGCATTCGGGTCGATGAAGTCAGGCCACCGTCCGCCGAACACCTCGATCGCGCCGAGCTCATCCCAGATGCCGAGACCCTCACGCAGCCACGACTCGTCCGAGCCGACGTTCTCCCGCAGCCGCAGCATCGACTCCCGGGGCGTGCGGTGCGGGTAGGACGGGTTGTGCTTCCACTGCTCTTCGTCGTCCGGATCCGCGTCGGGATCGCCGCTGATCTCCACGTACACCATGTCCCGCGACTTGCCGGACAGCGCCTTCGCCCGCTTGCTCCGGAACGCGTCCCCCGGGTCGGTCGCCCTCGGCGGGGTACCCATGTAGAACAACAGCGCACCGGCCGGATGCCTCGACTGGTTCGTCGCGGCAACCATGTCCTCCAGGGTCTTCACCGAGAGAATCTGCCCCTCGTCGAACACCACGACGTCAACCGCGGCGAACCCCCGGCCGAACCCGTGCTCCCGAGCGCCGAACATGATCCGCGACCCGTTCACGAAGCCGATGGCCTGCTGCCCGTTCGCCGCCCGCACGTAGGCGATGTGCGGGGCGACCTTGCGCCGCTTCGCCATCGCCTGCATCGCCTGAAACGTCTCGTCGGTGGTCCGCGAGTGATGCGCCGTCCACAGCACCGTCAGCCGCGGGAACAAGATGCACAGCGCGAAGAGGATCGACCCGACCGTGTACGTCTTGCCGACCTGCCGCATCCACGAGATGACCACGCCGCCCACCGTCGCGGCGTACTTCCCGTTCGACCGCTTTCCCAGCGCCAGCCGGCCGAAGCCCTGCTGCCAGTCGTCGTGGCCGATCCCCATGTCGCGGCACTTCGCCGCCACCGCCGGGTAGCCCGTGGACACGATGCCGTCCGGCACGACGACGTGCCGTGCTACGTCAGAGAGCTTCCTCGTCCCACGCTTCGTCGGGGACGGCGCCACCCTCGATCGCCTCCTCGTTCGCGCGGGCGTCGATCGCCTCGATCTCCCGCGCGATCTCCTGCAGCCGCCGCGTCAGCGCGGCGAGGTCCCGCGGCGGGCAGTTGACGTCGGCGACGGCCTTGGCGATCCGCTCGCGCATCGCCACCAGCAGATCCCGCTGGGTGCCTTTCTCTGCCGCCTCGGCGACGGTGTACCGAGCCTTCGGCTTCGACGCTGCCTTCTCGTCGGGTGCCACCGCGCGCAGCGGGGCCGTGCGCCCCCCTGGCTTGCGCGTTGCCACGACGGCAGCCCCCTCGCGTGGAAAAAAGACCGGGGAGAGACGAGGAGGACTGGCGGGTCCTGCGCGTGGTGGTCTCGGGGTTACCCCCCCACCCCTACGTGTCGAGGAGCGCGCCGACTACGGTTCGTGTGCGCCAGTCGCGCTGGAGGATGACGTACCGGAACGTCCCGTTCGTGCAGCGGATGGTGATGATGTCGCCGTCGGTGTCCTCGCTGGTCCGGAACAGGGGCTCGATGGTGGAGCGGTCGAACTCGGCGACCTTGGGCAGCGGGACGTGGACGAAGACGTCGTCGCCCCGTCGCGTGAAGGTCAGGGTGGCCATCGGCGTGGGTCGCAACGGCGCCCTCGGTAGGGCCTTACGTGGCGGAGCAGGCACGTCCTGTCTCCTCTCGCCGGTCACCAGCGGAGCCGTGAGGCGGTCTGCCGTGCGCGGGCACGCTTCGCGGCGTCGGTGAGGTTGCACTGTGCGTGGCCGAGGCCGAGGACGACGGTCCCGGTGGAGTCGTGGCAGGCGTGGAGGCGCATGGCCGGCGTGATGAGCCGGGACGACATGACGCACCGGACCTCGGCGCAGGTGCCGTGACCGTTCCGGCGCAGCTCGGCCCAGAGGCGCTTGACGGTGGCGCGGTACTCGGGGGTGCGGTAGACCGGCTTCGTCCCGGGACGGGAGCGGGACCAGGGCACGGGCGGGTCAGGGCTCGTCGAAGTAGCGCCAGTCGATGCCGGACAGCGCCTCGGCTGCGGCTGGGTCGGACGGGTCGAGGCGCTGGCCTCGCATCGCGCGGCCCCGCCAGACGAGGGCTGTGGTCCCGTCCTTGCCATCGACGTGCCAGGGGGTGTGTGGGGTGAGCAGCGACAGCAGGCGGGCCGCGAGGAGGCGCATCAGAGGGGCCTGGCGGTGACGCGGGCGGTAGCGGATGCGGTCAAGCGGTGAGCGCAGCAGGGTCCTGGCTCTGGCACGCGCGCCGATCGCCAGCATGAGCAGGCGGGCGTCGCGGCTGGGGTTCCGGCCGCGCAGCGCCTGGCCGAGGGGCGACAGCGGCCGGAGGCCCCACGACGAGCGGGTCTCGCCGATGCTGGCGTGGACGAGCATGGGCGGGGTCACGGCTCCAGCTCTCCACGGCGGGCACGAAGGTTGTCGAGGGCGAGGGGGCTGGCGAGAGCAGCGGCCAGGGTCCGCTTGATCACGTCGGCCTCGTCGGCGACGACGATCACGTCCACGAGGGCCTGGGCCAGGTCGGCGGCCTCGGAGGTCAGGGCCTCGTTCGAGGAGCGGAGCAGGGTCACCTCGTCCACGACGCCTCCCGAACGACAGAACCCGGCGCCGTTGTGCTCAGGCGTCGGGCTCCGGACATAGTGGTGTTGGGGTAAATGGACCCTGACATGCGGTCGGGCGAGAGTCACGCACCGTCCGATTTGGGCGTGTCGCGGTGCGGGACGGCGTCGAAGTAGACCCGGTCTGCTTCGCCAGCGATGCATCGGCCGAGGGCGTCGCTGGCGACGAACCACTCGTACGCGAAAGGGTGGCCAACGTACGGGGGCTGGCCCTCGACACCGCTCGCGGCGCAACGTCTGCACCTCGGTCCTTGGCGACTCCGCAGAGTCGCCAAGTGCGAGTGTCGCCACCGTCTTGCGGCAGACGGGCACGCGGATCGTGTCCTGGCTCGCGTAGGGTCCCTGGCTCTGGAGCCAGTCGTACAACCACGTCCGATCTGCGTAGGCGGGATGCCATTCGAGTGGTGGGGGCACACGCCGCCGCGTCACGCTCGCGCCACCGCCTTCCAGTCCACCCACAGACGCACCCAGCCTGTCGCCTGGCGGGGGAAGGCGCCAACGTCCACGGCGTAGCACTCAGTGAGGTGCGTGTGCGGGACGCCGAAGCCGTCCTCGCAGTCGCAGGCGACCTCCATCATGACTGTTCTCGCTCTGCGGCGCGGTACGCGATGACGCTGGTGTAGAAGTCGGCGTCCTCGGCCATGCGGCGGGCGGCGCGACGCAGTGACGTCGCCTGGTACTGTGCCTCCTCCGCGAGGCGCTGTACCGCCTCGTCGGGCCACGAGTCGTGCATGGGCTGCTGCTTTCCCACTCCTCGTTCGCCCACGAGGCGGTCGCCAACGCGCGTGATCCTCATGCCGTCCTCCCCTGCGCGTACCGGACCTCCGCCTCGACCACCAGCGACCTTACGTCCCCGACCCGGTAGAGCGGGCGGTTCCGCGCGTCAGTGCCCTTGACCGCCAGCCGGCCGCGCTCGGCCCACTTCCAGATCAGGCTCGGCTTCACGTCCACACCCCAGCCGTGCAGGGCGCGGCTGATCTCCGACGCCGGGGCCAGGCGGTCCTCCGCGAGTTTCAGCAGCCACGCCCGCCGCACCTCCACGTCGTGCTCAGCGCCGCAGTTCCAGCAGACCACCCTCGCCGCGTCGCGGCGGGCGTAGAGCCAGGCCAGGCAGCAGCGGTCCTCCGACTCCGCGTTGCAGGGGCCGAGGAACACCCGCTCCGGCGGGTGGTGGTCGACCAGGCGCTTCGCCTGACGGACCGCGCCCTGCACGTCGGCGAGCAGTTCGGCCGCCACTTCGAAGCGGCGCAGGGCCGGGACGCGAGCCGCGAGCCAGTCCGCACACGCCGAACTGGTGTCGGCCGGCAACGGCCCCGTCATGTCGTCCGCCTCGCCACAGAGGCGGACCCAGCCGGTCAGCATGTTCCGAAGCGCGTGGGCGGCGTCGGACGCCTTCTCGTCGAAGGGGAGCGGCTGGTCTACCGCAGCGCCGCCCGCCCGCCCGCTCGCCGTCTGCCGGGACGCCGTGACCTCCAGCTCTGCCGCGTAGACGACGCAGTCCAGCAACGCCTCCCGGAGCGCCGACGTGCAGCCGTAGCAGAGGGTCGCGTTGTCCGTGACCGGGACGCGGTGACAGGACGCGCAGTCGGTGGTCACGGGGAGCCGTCCAAGGTACTGAGCAGCCGCGTAGCCATCCCGGCCGGGCCGTTCGCCTCGAACACGGCGCGGGCGAAGCCCTCCGGCGTGACGGAACGGATGTCCGACCGGCGTGGGCCCGGGCCGACCAGGTGCATGCGGCTGCCCTCCGTGGGTTCGACAGGGCGCTTCTCCGGCATGACGAACCCGCCGCCGGCCCACAGGCACGTCAGCTTCGTGTACGCGTCGCCTGGCGGCTCCAAATACCCGCCGTAGTGGCACGGGTCGAACGTGTGGTCGGGCTTCCGCCAATGCGACGAGATCGCGCCGGACGGGTTCTCCAGCATCCACGGCGCCCCGGTCCACTCGCAGATGCGGCGGCACGCCTCCACCACCTGCAGACCCTCGATGAGCGCCGCCAGGCCCTTGTCCCTCCACCAGCGGGCGCCTGACTTCGCCAGGTGCGTGCAGGGCGGGAAAGCGAACGCGGCGGCGTACTCCGTCAGTGGCGGCAGCCACGTCGTCACGTCCGCGCCGACCCTGGTCAGCAGCCCGTCCGTCGTCTCACCCCGGGGGTGCTGGGTGTCCACGATCATGCAGCGGTACCCGGCCTCCCGCCACGGCTGCACCATGACGCCGGTCCGGTCGCAGAGCGACAGAACGAGCCCGGCCGCGCTCACCGCTTCTCACCTCCGCCACCCGGGGTACCGAGCAGAGGAGCGAGGGCGGCGAGAAGTGCGTCGGCGACATGCAGGCGGTGGCCGACCGGACCGTCGAATGTCGCCGTCACGTCGCAGAGGCAGATGACCGACCCGTCCGGCGTCTTCACCGGCAGGTGGTGCCGTAGCACGAGTTCCAACGCCTCCCGGTCGCCCTGCACACCGGGAGGGGGCGGGCGGAGCCGTGCGACTTCGGCCTCAAGCGCATCCAGTTCCGCCGCGAGAATCCCGACAAGCACACCTTCCGTCTGATGGCCGGACGCAGTCGCAGTGATCGTCAGCGGCAACCGATGAAGGGGCGTCTTGACCGGGTGCGACATGTTCGCGCAGCCCGCGCAGTAGCCGTCCTCGTAGCCCCGGTCGTAATCGACCTCCCGCCCGCCCCCTCCCTCTTGTGGTGAGGAGGCGGCGAGGAGGGCGGCGCGGAGGTGGCTCACGTACAACGGCGCGGACTGGAACGAGCACGACAACGCCGTGGCGTCCTCATCGGCGGGATCGCAGCCGAGTGAGTCCCAAACCGCGAGCCACGCTGCCAGCCCTTCCCGCCAACCCGCCCCTCTGTGGTCGGGATCAGGTGCCGTCGTGCTGCGGAGCGACTCGGCGAGCATCCGCAGATCACCGAGCAGGAGGACTGGCCCTTCCTTGAAGCCGCCAACGATGTGGTCGTCGCCGACGACGCGGGAATAGTTGTCGGCGAGGTTGATCAGCCGTTCCCGCCAGCCTGCCGGGTCAGTCGTCATCGGGACCGTGTCCTTATAGACCTTGGTGAGAATCGCCCGCTCGGTCGCGTTCACGACGCACCGTCCGCGTCCGGGGTACCGAGCAGAGGAGCGAGGGCGGCGGCGGTGCGACACGGGTGAGCCTGGTACGGTCCGGCATCGGTACTGCCGTGGCACGTCAGGCAGACGCTGTACGAAGGCGCGGCGTCCGCGTTGGCGGGTGGTGGTCCGAAGCGGGCTACACCCTCGGTGCCTGGCCAGTGCCAGACCGGTGTCGCCTTGTGCAGCCGCGACAGCCGCTTCAGCGCCTCCCGGTCTACCTGCACACCGGGAGGGGGCGGGGCGTCGCACCGTGAGCAGCACTGCGCCGCGACTCGCGCCATCTGGCGGCAGTCCGCGTACGTCTTGCCGCACGCGCAGCGCCCGCCCCCTCCCTCTTGTGGTGAGGGGGCGGCGACGAGGAGGGCGTCCATGTCGGCGTGCCCCCAGCAGAGCAGCCCGGCCTCTACGAGCGTTCCGACCGCCATGAGCGCGTGCGCGTGAGCACCCGGCAAGCGGCCGACCGGGTTGCCGTCGTCATCGGTGAACTCGACGCCCGCCGCCCTGTCGAACGCCCAGGCCAGGAGTTCCGTCGTCACGACGCCTGGCGAGGAGGCGGCGAGAGCGGCGCGGAGGTCGGCGGCGAGGGCTGCGCCGAGTTCGTAGTAGGGCCGCGAAGGGTAGCCGCGCTCGGCGGCGCTCCGCACGTCAACGTTCAGTGCGTGCGCCGCGACCGCCGCCAGCCGTTCCCGCCAGCCCGGCGTCCCAGTGGGGTCGCGGTCAGGCGACGGGCTCGGGCACTCCGGCGGCATCATGTCAGCGTCGTTGACCGGCGTCGTGTGCTCGCTCCAGGGCCGTCCGCACTTGTCGTGCGTCGGCTCGCGGTCAGTCGCCAAGGTGCTCACCCCGCTCGATGCGGGCGTCCAGCGCCGCCGTGCGCAGAATCTGCCGACGTTCCGCACGCCGCCAGCGCCACCGCGCGGGCGCGGACCGCTTCCAGTGCATCCGGTCGTGATCCATGAACTCGGCCTCGTACCGCCAGCGTGCCCCGCACTCCGGACAGCGCCACCGGGCCATGACCTGATGCCTGGCGCCGTACGTAGGTAGGACGCTCTGGAGTTCCGGCGGTCCACAGTCGTGGCGCACGTCCATAAGTCTCAGCGTCATGCCGTCTCCTCCAAAGGCGCGGCGAGCGCGGCTCGCCAGTCGAGTCCGAGCAGCTCGCCGACGACGGCGCACGCCAGTGGTGGCGGGACGGCGTTCCCGGCCTGCTGGTGCTGCTGGCTGCGGCTTCCGAACCAGGGGTAGTCGCGGCGGAAGCCCTGAAGGATCGAGACCTCCTCCAACGTGACCTTGACGCCGCCGGGGGCGTTCTGGCGGGACGGACCGCCGCGGGTGCGGTAGCCGGGGGCGGAGATCACGTCGGCGCCGAACGAGCCGACGACGGTCGTTGCGGGGCGCTCGTGAACCCACGAGGCCGGGAGCCAGACGCGGTCGCCGCTGTCATGCCCTGCGGTGATCGTCGGCGCCGGCTCGTCCACCTCCCGCACGGAGGCGTTGCTCCGGCTGTTCGCCCGGAGCAACGCCCACTGGCCGATGCTCATGCTGGTGACGGTCGGCGCCGGGTCGGTGACGGCTCGTTCGGTGACCGGGACGACGACCATCGTCCGGTCGAACTTCGACGTGACAGTCGAGGCGGGCTGGTTCGAGCCGCGTCGTCCGCGGTTGCGCGGGTCGCCGCCCGTCCCGTAGTTCGAGACGGTCTCCACGTCGCCCCAGCCGAGGGCGTCGGCCATCGACACCCACGGCGGCAGCGACCACAGGGTGCCCGGGTGGTGCGGGTCGACGCCCTTGCGGTAACGCTGGTGCGTCGGGGACGGGAGCCGCGCCGGACCCACCCGCGACGTCACGAGGATCGCGCGGGTGCGGGTCTGCGGCACCCCGTACTCCTCCGCGTGCAGCACCGCGCAGGTCGCGTCGTAGCCCATCGTCCGCAGCACCCGCACGTAGACGCGCCACAGCGGCAGCACCTGGGGGACCTGCTCCAGCGCCACGTAGTCCGGCCGGGCCGCGGCGATCCACCGCGCCGGCTCCACCACGAGCATCGCGGTCCGGGCCGCCGCCCACGCCCGCGCCTGCCGCTCCGCCCTCGACCGGGCGATGCAGCGACCCCGCCGGTAGACCTTGTGCGGCTCGGCGGCCATCAGCACCCGGGCGCAGCGCTTCCGGTGCCACGCCATCCGCCGCCGGCCCGCCAGGGCGTCGACGATCGCCGCCTCCAGCTCGGCCAGCACCAGCCGCCCCCCGCCCTCCCCAGCGGCCGAGAACACGGTGCAGACCGGGGAGCCGAGCAGCAGCCTGATCCGCCGCGCCAGGTGCTCCACCGGGAACCGGGCGATGTCCGCCCTGACCCGCGCATGTCCGGCTGCCATCGCCGTACGGCACGCCGCGTCGTCCCACTCGAAGCCGACCGGGCGGACACCGAGCGGAGCCACGCCCTCTTCCCAGCCGCCCGGACCGGCGAACAGGTCGACGTCGATCACGACGCCACCGGCCCGTCTCCGTCCGGTACCGGCCTCAGCGCCGCCACCGAACCGGCACCGACCTGACCAGTACCGTCCCGACCTGAGCCCGACCCGACCCGACCCGGGGGAGCTAGAACTGCCACACCCAAGCTCCGTTCTAGGTGCGCCGCACCAGAACCGGAACTAGAACCGGAACTAGAACCGTCACCAAGTGCGACCAGAACGCGGGCACGCTCCGCCACCGGGTCGGTGATGCCGTGTTCGGCGAACAGGTTCAGCGTGGAGGCGTTGTAGATGGGCTGGGCGGGGACGTCGCGGAGCGTCACGCCCCACTCCTCCGGGGTGCGTTTCCCCTTCGCCTCGTCGCACCAGCCGCACGCGACGACGAGCCGCTCGTGCGCCTCCGGGTCGGGGTGCTCCATGTGGCCCGGCAGGTAGGTGCCGCGCATCCAGCCCCGCCGCTGCGCGAACTCGACGGCACGCCCGCAGTAGCGGCACTGGTCCCCGTCGCGGACCCGGACCGCGACCTTCATGCCGTTGCGGCGGCCGGCGTTGCGGTGTTTGTTCGCCTCGACCTGCTCCTTCGTCAGCACCGACAGCAGGTCGTCGCCGTTGTCCACGAACTGCCAGCCGAGGTCGCCGTCCTTGCTCTTCGTCTTCCGTTTCGCGAGGAGGCCGGCTGCCTGGCACGCCTTCACGAACCACTCGGCGTGACGTCCGCACACGCGGCGGACCATGAACTCGGGGAAGTGCATGTCGGTGAAGTGGCGGCCCGACCACGACGCGAGCAGGGTCAGGTAGCCCCACGCGGCCCCGCGCTGGAGCTCGGGGTCGCCGTAGCCGAGCGAGGCGCGCATGTGGTTCCCCTGCTCCAGTCTCATGACACGAGGGTTGGACTCGGCGCCGTCGTCGCCCTTTGTCCACGGCACGTCAGCACGGCCCCCCCTCGATCGGCGCGGGTGCGAACTCGCCGAGCCGGGAGCAGCGGCTCAGGTGGAAGGCTCGCCGGGCATCCCCGCCCGGGTCGGCGGGGAACGTTCCGCTCCCGCCGCACTCGGGACAGCACCGCACCTCGACGTACCGCCACTCGATCCGGGTCACGACCGTCGCGCGCGTGCAGCCCTTGTGGGTGCGGCAGAAGAACTCCACGAACTGCTCCGGGGTCATGTCCGGGAAGCCCTCGCGGCGGACGTCGGCCTCAGTGATCAGGCCCAGCCACTCTCGACGCACGGACACGACCTCGACGTCGCAGAGGCGCACCAGCGGCTCACCCTTGCGGCGGCCCATCACCTTGCGGCAGAGCGTCAGCCGGTCGCCGGGCTTCAGCACCAGCCAGCCCAGGCGGCGGGTCACCGTCTTGGAGCGGTCCCGGACCTGCGGCTCGGTCAGGCTGACCGACATGAGGCGGCTCACCCGTCCTCACCCGCCCGGCACGCCACACGGTGCAGCGCGTACCGCTGCGGCACGTCACCTGGACCGAACGCGACCAGCCCGAGAGCCTGGACCCTGCCCCGGTCCACGTAGTAGCCGCCCCGAGGGTCAGCGACGAGCAGCACCGCGCAATCCGAGCCGGAGGCGAAGGCACGGCGCACCTCGCGGCCGCACTTCGGGCAGTCGTACAGCGTGTTCAGGACCGCGCGGCCCCGGCCCCGGGTCCGGGCGGCGGCAGGCGCATCGCCCAGGGCGCCCGGCGACCAGGGCAGTCGCGCGGGTATCGCGGTCATCCGGCCAGGCCTGTCGTGGTTCCTGCGGGCGCCGATCACGACGCCACCCGGGACGCGCGGCGCCAGGCGGCGCGACGGCGCTGGTACTCCCGCTCGCCCTCGCGTACCTGGGTCGGCACCGGCCAGCCGTTCACCCGGCACCTCGTGTACGTGGTGTGCAGGGCACGCAGGTCCGGCGTCGACCAGTCCGGACCGACCGGGGGCCGGGGGCGGCGCTTCACCTTCCGCACCGGCCGGTCGGGCGGCATGTGCCGGGACGGATGCTGCCCCGCAGCCCGGCACGCGGCCTGCACCGGGCACCGGCCGCAGAGCACGTTCACGACGAGGCGCAGCGTCGCCCTATCGCCCTCGCCCTCGGCCGGGTCCACGAGCTGCGCCGGCTCGTCGCGGCACAACGCCTGCGCCTGCCAGCGGAACGCGGCCACGCCGGCGGGCTGGGCTTCCCCAGCACCAGCCCGCCGGCTTCGGGGCCTCATCGTTGACGCGAAAGGGACCCGGGTCTCACCGGACGAGGGCATCACCTCCTGAGGTAGAGCGGTCACGACGGGCTCCCGGCAGGCTCGGTCTCACGGGCCGGGAGGTACGGGGTCGGCTCGGTGCAGGTGCAGGCGCGCCCGAACGCCCGGGGTTCGGGCGGCGTCGGCCGCTCGCCGGACCGGTTACAGCCCGTCCCGAAGCAATGCGAGCAGAACTTGTTGCCGACTGCGTCGTACACGGGCCGCCGCCTGCGCTGCCCCTCCTTGTCCACCTGCGTGGCAGCGGCGTCGGCGAGGCGGAGCGCGAGAGCGGTCCGCGCGCCGGAGGCGATGTGAAGCAGGTCCGCCTCGTCGTCCAGCACGTCGCGGAGGACGTGCATCAGGTCGTCGTCGTACTGCGCCATCAGCGCACCGCCTCCGGGGTCGGGTAGTCGTCATGGGTGCGGCCGTCAAGGAGCCGCCCGGCCGCCTTCTTGCCCACGCGACGCACGGTCGGGTCGACGCCACGCGCCCTGGGTGGCGCGGCGGGAGTGCCGTTGACGAGAGGTCGCACGACGCCGTCGATGCCGACGTAGGCCGCGGGCGCGGCGTCCTTGTGTACAAGCATCGACTCCGGTGCCCACTCGCCCCACTGCTTGAAGAAGAACGGCACGCCTGCCGCCGCGCACTCGTCGCGCAGGGTGCGCGCCCACGCCGGGTGCATCGGACGCGCGCCCTGGCCCGACTCGCCGCCAGCGATCACCCAGTCGATCGTGTAGCGGTCAGGGCAAGGGCCGGTGCAGAACCCGCCCGAGAAGTCGTGGACGGGACAGGTCGCGTGCCCTCGGTGCAGGTTGACTGGCCCGAGCAGCGGCTCGCAGGACAGGAATCGCACGGCTGCAGGGGTTCCGAGCAGCGCCGGTACGCGAATGTCCGCCCACTGCTGGTTCTCCACGGAGACGCCGAGCCACACGTTCCGCAGCGGCCACCGGGTCTCCGCGAACCTCCGCCGCGCCGCCGGGTCCTCCCGCAGCACCCGGTCCATCACGAGGTCGAGGAACGCCCTGCTGGACAGCAGGCTCCGCATCCGCGCGGGCCGCTTCGACAGCACCTGGAAGGTGTGCCGCTCCGCCATCGCCATCACCGCGAACACGTCCGCGACGAACTCGTCCGGGACCGCGTCGTGGAACAGGTCGGACATGGAGTTGACGAAGATGCGGCGGGGCCGGCGCCAGCGGATCGGCTGGTCGAGCCGGTCCGGGTGCAGCGTCACCGTGGCGAACGAGCCCTTGCCGTGGAAGCGTTCCGTGACCCGCTCCGCGTAGCAGTGGTCGCAGCCGGGGGAGACCTTCGTGCAGCCCGTCACCGGGTTCCACGTCGCCTCGGTCCACTCGATCTTGCTGCCGTCGCTCACGACGCCCTCCGGTCCCGCTCGCGCGACTCAGCGACGAGCCGCTCCACCCGCCGCCGCCGCTCGGCCTGCACGTCGTAGCCGCGCACGACGGTCCGGCGGCGGCGGCGCTCCCGGCGCGTGTCGCGGACCGCGCGGGCGAACGCCCAGCCGCCCGCGAGCAGCACGCCCAGCAGGACGAGCAGCAGGAGGCCGAGCGGCTCGCCCCACCAGGGGTCCGAGGGCCTCATGACGCGACCTGCGAAGGGGCGGGCAGGGCTTCCAGCGTCCGCGTCGCAGCGTCACGTACGCAACTGGCGCGCCTCACGGTCGAGGAGCGCACGCTGTCCTTCTCTCTCGCTCGGCCGCGACAGCGGCCCGCATCAGTTCGTCAGCCGGGGCCGCGACCAGCGACCCGTCGTCATCCAGGAACACCCAGCGGCCCTGCCGGTACCGGACCGGCACCGCGAACGGGGACTGCCAGCGCCGCACCACCAGCCCCGCAGAGACCACCCACGGCTGCTCGCTCGTCGCGTCCGCATGGCACGGCCTGCACAGCGCCAGCAGGTTCGACAGGGCGTGCGCCTCAGGACGTGCCGAGCCGCCCATGCCCCGGCCCTGCCGGTGGTGGCACTCCCACGAGCCGTCCAGCGGGACGCCGCAGCCCTCGCAGCGGCCCTGCGCCCGCGCCGCGACCTCGTCCCGGCGGCTCGTCGGCATCGGGTGGCGCTTCGGCTTCGGCCTGACCGCGCGGCGGGGGAGGGGGACGTAGGTCACGGGGCACCCGCCGAGGGCCAGCCCGCGACCGCGCAGGGGCCGCAGACCGCATGTCCGTCACGCGCGACGAGTTCAGCCCAGCCGTGCCACCAGCACGGCTGAATCAGATCGGGTCCCGGCTCGTGCGTCGTGAGTCGCAGCGGGCGCCAGCCGTAGCCGCCGCACGAACCGCCGACGATGCGCTGCGTCTGACCGCAAGCCAGGCAGAGTCCGGTCCGGCCGCCCGGCTGCTCGGCGTACAGCCCGCTGCGCGACGCGCCGGGGCACACGCGCGGCACGTCGATCGCCGCCTTGGGTGAGAACACGAGGGTCCGGTCAGGTAGCGGCTGCGCGGCCCTCACAGGTGCCGCAGACAGGTGCCCCGTCGTCGGGGGTTCCGTCTCGTCCGAGCGCCTCGTCGGCGTGCTGATGCCCTGTCCGCACCAGAGGTGCAGCACCGCGCGGTCGTCCCGGTCGAACACGTACCCGGAGCGGGGACGGTGCCAGCGGGCCATGGTTCGGGTACGGACGTAGCGCGGCGCGTCAAGTAGCGGCGTGGCCTCAGGCGGACGTCCGCCCCAGCGAACCGGCGGGAACAGTGCGACCGTCACGCCGCCTCACCGCCCGCAGCCGCGCTCTCGCCGACGACCAGTTCGATGCTCGGCCGCCCCGGCTCCGTCCGGCAGTACTGGTCCGGGTCGACCCCGAGCGGCACCAGGCCGGAGCGGGTGCGGTAGCCGGACACCTGAGCGGCACGGGTGAAGAACCGGACCGCGTCCGCGAACAGGGGCCGCAGCGTCTCGTCAACCTCGCCCGTCTCCGGGTCCACCGCGAAGCAGTCCGCGAGAGCATGGAGGAGGCCGTCGTGGTCCCACTCGGTGCGCTTGCGGCCGCTGTGCCGCTCGACGTGCACGCCCTCCAGGTCGAGCGTGTTCGTCGGCATGACCCGGGCCAGGGCGCGTTCGATCCCGGCCTCGGCGCGGGCCAGCGTCACCCGCTGCGCCCGGACCTCCGCCAGGTGCAGGGCGAGGGCGCGGGCCACCGCGATGCGCAGCTCGGGGTCGGCGCGGCGCTCGGCCAGCGCCATCGCCTCGTCCTCCAAGGCGTGCAGGGTGGCGTCATGCTCGATGGCGCGAACGGCGTCAGCGAGGGCGGCGTAGATGGCGACTGCACCTCCCGCGTCGGAGGGCGGCTCGTCGTCGTCCACCCACACCCAGCGCCAGCCGCTCATGCGCTCGCCCGTCCCTTCGACAGCGCGTCCGCGCAGTCCGCCAGGAACTCACCCAGCGTCGTGGTCCCGCCCAGCCGGCCGGTCACCGGGTGGTCCCGCAGGTTCTTCGCCTGGAGTTGCAGGCCAGCGATCTGCTGCGGCGTCACCCCGTCCGCTAGCGCCGCCGCGCGGATGCCTGTGGCCTTCGCGTCGTCCGCTGCGACCTGCTCCTCCGGCGTCAGGCCGCCTGCGACCTCCGGCACGACGGCCGGTTCAGTGAAGGCCGGGGCGTCAGTCGCGTCCTCGGCGCTGTCCGGCATGACCCACGTCTTGACCACGACGGCATCCGTCGACCCGCCCCGGTAGAGGGACAGCCCGAACTGGTCGCCGAGGTTGATCGCGCACCGCTTCAGCGCCTGTGACTCGGCGGTCTTGACCGCGAAGTCGTGGGTGTCGGCCCGCTTGTAGTCGGGCATCAAGCCGTCCCCGCACGCCGCCTCCGTGTAGGTGGCCAGGACCGTCCCGTCAGGGGCGCAGACCGTCAGCCGGACAGTGGCCCGGTAGCCGACCGCGAACGCGGGCTTGCCGTTCTTCGTCTCCGTCGCCTGCTCGTAGAGCATGTCCAGGGTGAGGAGGTCGGCGGACCAGCGGCCGAAGCCGAACACCCGGTTCAGGTGCGCCCGGACGTCGTACGCCTCCAGGTGCGACTGCCCGTCCCGGTGCGACACGCGACCGGGGTGGATCGGCTCCAGCAACTTGGCGACCTGCTCCGCCGACAGGTAGTCCGTCACGGCGCCTCCCGCCAGCCGGGAGCGAGCCCGTCAGCCAGAGCCGCGAGGTCGAAACAGTAGTCGCCGTCCTCGTCCGTGCAAACGCAGGTGAAGATGTCCGTCTCGCCGAGGTGGAGCGTCACGAACGCGCGGAGGGCGGCCATCTCACGCAGCACCGTGGCGGGGTCGTGAGCAGCGACGTACTCCTCGATCTCGGGGTGCGTCGGAATCGCGACCGTCCGACCCGAGCGCGTCTCTACGTCGCGTCCGGTCGCGATCCACACGCCGTCGCCGTCGGTCGCCGCCTTCGCCAGCCGCTCCGTCTCGTCGCAGGCCGCCAGGATCGCGGCCCTCGGATCGGTGGTCGTGGCGGCCATTCGCGTCGTCCTCTCGGGGTACTCTCGGGTTGCGTTGTCCGGCCCGTCCCGTTGCTGCGGGGCGGGTCTCGCGCTGTCAGGGGTGGGCGTTCAGGGCGGCGCCGAGGAAGCAGGCGAAGTTCCACACCACCGCGCTGGAGCGGACCGTGGCGGTGATGTAGCAGCGGGCGCAGAGCGCCGTCTCGCCGGCGCGGGCCACCACTGGCGCAGGGCAGGCCGCGGTGGCGCAGCGTCGGGGGCCGTGGGGTGCCGTCATGAGTCGTACCGCCGGAAGGTGAGCAGGTGTGCCAACTCGCATCCCGCGTCGTACGCGTCGCGTCGACCCGATCCGTAGCGGACCCCGAACGCGCGGCGGAACTGCCACGCACCCAACGCCGCGACACAGGGGTGACGCAGAGCCGACCTGAGGACTGCCAGCATGTTGGGCCGGGCCATCACGACACGTCCCTCGACGGCCGTCACCACGTCACCCCGTCATCCAGGTCGGCCAGAACCCGGGCCAGGGTCTCGTCGGACAGGGGCTCGATCATGCGGTCCTCCGAACTGCGGCGTCGACAGCGGCGGACGCGGCGGCGGTCTCGCGGGCGCGGCGGGCCGCGCGCTCGTCGTCGTCGCGGAACACCGCCAGGGAGCGGATGTGGAGGCGGCACGCGGCGTAGCGGTCGTAGAAGTGCTGGGACGGGAGGCCGCAGAAGGAGCAAGTCGTGGGCAGGTCCGCCCAGGACGTGTCCTCGTCGCGGGGGTCCTGCGCCAGCGCTGCCGCGTCGAGGTCGGCGCAGGACGGGCACAGGCCGCCGGTCAGGTCGTCGGGGGCGCAGGCATGGCCGCAAGCAGCCGCGCCGAGGTAGTCGTGGTCGGGGGTGGAGGCTCCCGGGGCGACGGGGGAGGCACCCCGGGAGCCGTTCTGGGGGGCGGTCACGGTGTGCCGCCCGGGCGGTCCTGCGCGACGTAGCGGCGCCCGTCAGACCTGCGCCACGCCCCGCGCCGGCCACTGGCCAGCCGCCGCACGCCGAGGATCGCCAGCCCGCCCACGACCCCGGCCACGATGCCGAGCCCGGTGACGATCGCCACGTCGGTCAGGGTGTAGAGGGCGGTCACGAGGTGCCGTCCCCGATGCGATCGATCTCGGCGGCTGCCAGCGCGCCCGCCTTCTCCAGCGCCCGGAGCAGCGTCGTCGGCTTCCAGGCACACCCGCTCGCGGGCCAATCGGACGGCTTCGCCGCGTTCGTCGCCTTGCCTTGCAGCACGTCAGCGACCCAGCGCAGGTAGATGCTCGCCTCGCGAGCGAACAGCCCGTCGTCATGGTCGGCGTCGTGTTCTGCGGCGATGCGGGCGACGCCGTCCCTGGGGTGCGTGTGACGCCACCACACGTGCGCGTGGCGCCGCTCCGGATGCGGCTTATGGCCGGGCCACGGACCGTGACGATGGAGTCCGAACACGTGGAGGTGCGCGCCGGGCGGGCAGGCGGTGTGCCGGTAGGCGCGGCGGCTCCAGCGAGACCACCAGTGCACGGCGAGCACGTGCGGTTCGTCCGCGTGGATCAGCCCGTCGCAGGTGCGGCAGCGCAGCGGCCCATACGACGGATCACCTATGACGCCGGAGTTCGGAGGAACTACGAGGTTGGTCCCGGCTGCCCGGCCACCGCGAGTGGTGCCCGAAGCCGGTCGAGGTGCCAGGGCACCTGCGGCCGGGCAGCCGGAGTCGGGGGCCGTCACGACGCACCGAGCCACGAGTTGCCGTCGACCTCACGGGCCAGACGGGACACGGTGAGGGAGGCGAGGACAGCGGCGTCGGCAAGGAGCCGCAGGAGGCGGGTCATGCGGACCTCAGCTCTCGGGCGTGGTCGGCGACGGTCGGCTCGGCAGCGTCGGCTTCGATGGCCCGCATGTCGGCGGGGGTGAAACGGACGTGCTTGCCGAAACGGTGGTGCGGGACGAGGCGGGCCGTGACCTTGTCGGCGAGCCAGCGTTCCCCGACGCCGAGGTAGGCGGCGGCCTCGGCGATGGCGAGGCAGCGGGCGGGGGTGGTCATGCGGCACCGCGCCGGAACACGATTTCCCATACCGGCCCGTCCGGCTCCCCGTCGTGGACGGTCCAGACGCGGCGCAGCGCGGTCACCGGGAGGTTCACGTCACGCGCGGCGGCGAGCGCCTTCCAGCCCTCCGACCGGTTGCCGTGGAACCGGATGCTCGGCTCCGCGTAGGCGTGGCCGGGGCCGCCCTCGCAGGACTCGAACGTCTCGATCCCGGACTGCCGCAGGACCCGCAGCGGGCCGACGATGCCAGGGTCGATGGAGTCGTAGTCGCACAGGTCGGGGTACAGCCTCGGCGACGGCCACGCCTCGCCCGGCACGCGAACGCCGGTCATGCGGCACCCCGGCGGGAGTAGCGTCCGAGGGCATGGCGGACGAGGCGACGCGCAGCGCTGGGCGTCTTGGGCTGGAGGTCGTCACGGCGGGGTTCGCCGGCGGCGGTCCTGCGATGCGAGACGCACTCGTGCGGATCGTGCTGGACGCGAACCCGCTGACCGACCAGCACCCGCAGGCCCAGACCGAGGAGATGCGCGCCGCAGCGAATGCGATGCACCTCGTGTACGGGGTCGGGAACGTCGCCAAGCGGGCCGTCGAGTGGCTGGCGGACTGCCGGGGCGTGACCGTCGAGACGGTCCTCGCCGAGCTCGGCGCGCACTTCGCGGAGGAATGACGCCGGGTCGGCGATGAACGCCGCGACCTCCTCGGGGGTGCCGTCCCGGCCGAAGCGCCAGCGGAACATGGTGGCGTTCGTCAGGTGGCAGGGCATCAGGTCAGTGGCGATGGCGTAGATCGCATCGGCGGTGGTCATGCGGCTGCCAGGTCGGTCAGGGGGATGAAGAACGCCGCCCCGTACGACTGCCCGTCGAGGGCGCAGCGGACCTCCGCGAGCACGTCGCCCTCGACGACCCGCTCGGGGTAGGTGTGAAGCGCCTCGACGACGACCTCGGTCCCGAGCAGGTGGTCGGTGCCGCAGAAGCGCAGCGCCGTCCCAAGCCGCGCGGGGCACGGAGTGTCAAGAACGTACGTGGCCTCGATCATGCGGCACCGCGGCGGGAGTAGCGTCCGAGGGCATGACCGATCGACGTGACGTGTACGAGCGAGCGCACCTTGCGAAGAACATGCTGGAGACGTGGGCCGTGAGCCCGCTGGACTTCGACAGCATCCGTGGAGCGCTGGAGGACGACTTCGCCGCCTCCGCGCGGTTCCGCGACGGTGTCAAGCTGACTGGCCTCGACAACGGCGACGTCGAGCCGGTCTTCCGGATGCTGACCTACCTCATCGACCTCGCGGACGGGGCGCTGGTTCTCGTCCGCGACGCGGTCGACCTGCTCGTCACACACGGGGTGGTACCGAGCCGCGAAGTCGGCCTCAAGCTGGTCGCGGGTGATATCGAAGCGCCCGCAGGACCGGGCCAGGTGTAGGTACCGCTCGACGTACAGCTCGCAGTCGGCCTTGCGGTCCTCCTCGGCCATCGCGCGACGGGCCGGTCCGCTGTCCTCGAAGGCGCGGACCATGTCGCCGGCCTCGCGCCACAGCCGCAGCAGCGCGGCCTGGTCGGTCGGGTCGGCGTCGGCCAGCCGGTACTCCAGCGGGGTCGGGCGGAGGAACGTCACACCCTCCGGGACCGGGATGCGGTCGCGGCTCATGCGGCTCTCCCGCCACCCGCGACGAGGGCGCTGATCTGCGCGGAGTAGCGTGCGATCTCGTGGACGAGGCACGCGCACGGGCTCTGGAACTGCTCACCGCTCTGGTCACCGAGGACAAGGCGCTGGAGGGTGCTCTGTTCGGTGAGGTGCTCGCGCCGATGCAGCACGCCGTCCTCGCGGCCGTCGCGGGTGGTGACATCGCTCCCGCGCTCCCCGGTCTGCTCGCGGGTCTCGTTGACCTGGGCCTGATCGCGCAGGGCGCGCTGCTTCTGCTCCTCGACGTGTTCGACGTGGCGGCTGGCCCTGGCGCGGGCGAGCGTCAGGAGTTCCTGCGCCAGCTCGCTCTCCGCAACGAAGGCGGCTAGCGAACGGAGCGTCGCCTCGGCTCGGACGTACTCGGTGGCGAGGTCGTGCGTCATGCGGCACCGGCCGAGGGGCGCTTGCGCTCCAGCACGACGACCGGACAGTTCAGCGCCTCCGCGAGCCGGAGCAGCATCGCCGGGTTGGCGTTGCGCGTGCCGCCCTCGATCTCGGTGATGAGGCTCGGCGCGCAGCCGACTCGCTCGGCGAGTTGGGCGCGGTTTAGACCCGCCTTCTCGCGTGCGTAGGCGACTGCCTCCGGCTCGTGGTCGAGCGGCGAGCGCCGCGTCGTTCGGGTCTTCGGAGGGGCTTTGGCCATGCGAGGACAGTAGTGCGAAGGAGTGCGAAGGTCAAGCACTTCGCGCGAAGTAGTGCGAACATAGCCTCTGACCTGCGATGTTCGATAACCCCAAGGCTGTCATTGCGAAGATTTGCGACCCCGGGCCTTGATTGACTTCGCAAGACTTCGCACGCATCGTTGGCGTGTGCCCGCGACTGACTCGTACCAGCAACCCGAGGGGCTCCTGCTACGCGAGGCGCGAGGCCAGGCCGTGCCTCCCATCTCGATCCGGCAGGCGGCTGTCGCCGCCGGGATATCCGAAGGTCGGTGGAGGCAGATCGAGTCCGGCTACAGTTCGCCCTCACCCGGGCTGCGCGTGCCTGTCGTTGGTCCCGCCGCAACACTCGCCCGCATGGCACGTGCGGTAGGCGTCACACCTGCCGCGCTCACGGCGGCCGGTCGGTCCGACGCTGCTGCGTTGCTGCGTGCTATGCCCGAGACCGCGACGATTGAAGACGTCCGACTTGCGGTTCATCCGAGCGAGCGCGACGCAGTCGAAGCGTTCCTCCGTCTGCTGCGCGAGAACCCACCGGCCACGCGGGCCGCGAATGCCGAGCCCACAGAGCGGGCATCACGCGATGCATGACGTTCAAGAACCCGAAGCCCTGGACGGCGTGGCTCGCCCTCGGCCTCCTCGCCCTGACGGTCCTCCTCCAGCTCGGCCACCTCTACATCGAGGTGACCGGGAACGGGAAGCATCTGGAGGGGGACATCGCTGTCGCCACGCTCCTCATCCTCATCGCGGTCCTCGGCCTCGGCGGGTTCTGGCTGCTCGGCAACATGATCCACGGGAAAGTCCTCAGCACGACGCAGATCATCGGCGTCGTCTACCGGCTCGGCTGGCACGACCGGGACCTCCTCGCGTCGGACCACTTCGAGCCGCCGCCCACGAAGCCGGACCTGAGGCTCGTCCAGTACGACAACGCCGAGTGAGGGAGTCACCGTGACGGGGGAACTGCGCCAGGGCGAGTGGTACAGGGCCAGCGACGGGAAGTTCTACCGGCATCCGGACCCGACGCCCTACGACGAGGTTCCGCTCGGCGGCGACCTGGCGCCGCTCCCCGCGCCTGCGTACCCGCGCCGTTCACGCCTCGCGCGCCGGACGCTGGCCGCCGCGCTCGGCGTCGGCCTCGTGCTCGCTGCGACGCTAGCCCTCCGCCACCACTCGCAGGGAATCCAGGCCGCTGAGGCCCGCCGCATCATCGACAGTTGCGCCGTCGTCGCCGTCGCCCGGTGGGCCGACGAACTTCGCCGACCCGCTGCGTCCGACCAGGCGGCGTACAACCTGCTTTTGACGATCGACGACGACGCGAAACGCTGCGCGGAGAGCCGCGGGCTGGCGTGTGGCGACGACGACTGTCACGGCAGCGACGGAGTCGCCGTCGAGTACACCACGACCGTGGCCGTGGAGGCAGCGCGTGCAACAGCACCCTGAACCGCCGCCTGGCCCCGGCGAGTGGTACCGGGCCAACGACGGCTGGTACTACTGCTGGCCGAACCCGACGCCGTACCGCGAGGTCCCCGCCGGGGGCGACCTGCCGCGTCTCCCGTGGGGCACTCCTCAACCTCGGCCCGCGCGATCGTCCCGCAGGGCTATCGTCGTCGCCGCTCTGTCGGTGCTCGGCATTGGCGGCCTCGCCCTCGTAGTCGTCAACACGAAGACCGCGCCTCACGGCTGCGCCCAGGCCGAGCAGGCCGCGGTCCGCGCCGACGACCTGATAACGGGATTCAGGCAGCAGACCGTCACGTCGGCGGATGCCGCGTCGGCCTTCGCTCGCATCAGCCGGGACCTCGATGATGTCGCCTCGATCGCTGACGACGCCGCGCTGGCTACACACGCCCGTTCTGCCTCGGCGAGCGCGGCGCGACTGCGCGTCATGCTGGTCGAGGGCACGGGCGACATCACTGGCGACTACGACGAGTTCGTCGCCGACCTCAGGGCGATCGTTGCGATCTGCAAGGCCGCCTGATGGCCCGCCGCGACTCTGACGGCCGCTGGATCGCCGAGTGGCGCGAGGGCTACGGCCGGGGCGCGCCGCGGCGGACCAGGCGGATGCCGACCAAGGCCGCCGCCGAGACCCTCGAGGACGACATGCGGGTCGACCAGCGGCGGGGTGAGTACGTCGCGCCGGCCGACATGCGCGTCCCGTTCCGCGCCGTCGCCGATGACCTCGTCGCCGGGGTCGAGGACGAGAGCACCCGCGCCCTCTACGAGTCCCGGCTGCGGCTGCACGTCCTCCCGGTGGTCGGCGACGTCGCGGTCGGGCGGTTCAGCGAGGCCGACGTCGACGCGGTCGCCCGGGCGCTGATCCGCAAGGGCCTCGCCCCCTCCTACCGGCGGGGCATCCTCGTCCTCGTGGCGATGGTGCTGCGCCGCGCCCAGCGCCGCCGCCTCGCCCCCCGGCCCCCGCAGGTGCCGCTGCCGGAGGTCCGGCGCAAGGAGATCGTCGTCCTCACCCCCGCGCAGGCGCGGCAGCTGCTCGACTCCGCCGCGCCGCGCGGGCGCGCCGCGATCGCGGTCGGCCTCGGCTGCGGGCTGCGGCAGGGCGAGGTGCTGGGGCTCACCGTCTCCCGGGTCGACTTCCTGCGCCGCCGGGTCCGGGTCGAGGAGCAGATCGACCCCCGGCGGCCCGGGGAGCGGAAGAAGCCGAAGACCGCGACGTCGCACCGCACCGTCCCGCTGCCCCGCTGGGTCGCCGACGAGCTGGCCGCGCACCTCGCCACCTGGCCGTCCGACGACCTCGTCTTCCGCTCCGCGCGCGGCCAGTGGCGCGGCTCAACCTGGAACCGCGCCATCTGGAAACCAGCGCTGGCCGCCGCCGGGCTCCCCGCCACCTACGGGTTCCACGTCACCCGGCACTTCTACGTGGCGTCGCTGATCGACCGGGGCCGCCCGGCGGCTGAGATCCAGCGGCTGCTCGGGCACGCGTCGCTGGCCGAGATGGACACCTACGCGCACCTGTTCCCGACCGCCGAGGCGCAGACCCGCGCCGTCCTCGACGACCTCTGGGACGAGGCGGGGACGAGGACCGTCGCGGAAGATGGCCCCTGA